AATGAAATCGTATTGAAACTCGCTGTATTCAGAAATGAATTCACGCATTGAGTAACGCTTGTGATCATCGATCTGATACTGAGCAAATTGAATTGGAGTTAATTGCGAATTTTCTCCACGCGTATTACTACTACTATCAATAATTGGTTCTTGGTTTATGGTTAATGGTTTATGGTTATTGGTTGGTTGCACATCCGTTTGTTCTTCGTTTAACAGATTTTCAACGACCGTTGAATTTTCGTTAGACGCTTGATCATCTTTTGATGAATCACTGTTGGACGAGCCTTTCTTTTTCGCTGCACGTTTTGCAGCAGACGCCTTACCAGCCTCACTCGCTTGTTTCTTTTTCCCGTGATATTCAGCAATTTCTCGTTCACAACGATTATTGCGATAAACACCTTCTTCAAGAATGAAAAACTCATCAAGTACATATTTGAGAGCTTCTTTTTGCTCTTCGGTAGTACATTGCAAACGACGTGCTAGACGATCAATGCTTGATGCATCAATCGCCTTCTCCGTGTCGTAATACATGTCTAATAAGTCGCGGTAAATCGCACGCTCAATTAAACTGAGGTGGCGAGTCGCATTGTTAAAGTCACCAATATGGTGTTGGTAATAATTCATGCGGCCCCCTTAATTTGTTGCGTAATAAATGGATTATTTGCTCTGGCGATGGCAGCCATTGGATATGGAGAAACGGAGTTACCAACCATAAAGACTTGATCTTTTTTAGATAGAGGCTTTCCATCGCTCCCGTATTCAATTACGTATGAATCTGGAAACCCCTGCGCTCTAAAAAGTTCACGTGGTTTAAGCATGCGTATGCAGATATCAACAATTGCCCAAGGTTCACCTTTGATCCAAACAGTAACTAGGGCTAAACGATCTTTAGTAGTGATCGTATCCATTGGCTCAGTGATACTTCTTGCGTCTCCATTGCCGTAGTAGTTAATTAAAAATGCAGCAACACGAAGAGCGCCCTTATAGTTATCTTTGCTCAACTTGGCAGTAACTAATCCATGATGCCCACCTTTCACTTGTGCACATATGGTTGATAGAGGCTCATCAATTGACCAATTCCGCTGTTGAGAAGCGTTTGCAAACTCTGTAATAAACGGAACAAGGATTGGACTTATTAAAGAACTATGTCCGCCATAACCTGCTGTAGTTGTTGCTAATGGTTCACGTATGTCATGACCAAAACTTGTACGGAAATCACGGCCAATAAAAGGTGTGGCAGAATTAACAAAAAATGGCTCTTTAGTTTCAATGACATATTTTTGAATACCTTTAGCTATGCGTTTTAGAGTTGCATCAGCTAGAGGACCTTGCGGCCTATCAAAAATAGAATTTCCTAAATCTGAAAAATCAACACATTCAACTGTTGAGCGCCATTTTTTTAAATTACCCTTAGGTTTCTTTGAGAAGTATTTTTCTGGCCATACTATTGGTTGCCCATCACAGCGGGCAATGAGAAATAATCGCTCACGTTTTGTTGGCGCTCCGAAGTCAGCAGCAATAATATTTTTTTGCCACTCAACTTCATAACCAAGTTGTTCAAGACTACGGACAAAGTGTTTCCAAGTTTTACCTTTCTTCTTGGGGTTTGGTACTAAGAATTGATTGTGGCGAGGAACTCGCTCACCAGGCTCTGCAATTCGATTTACCTTTTTGCCATTAATATTAATTTTATCGAGAGTAATGACTCTGCCTGTTGCTTTGTCTCGTTTTGCAATTAAAGGTCCCCATCCTAAGATCTGCTTAACATTTTCTAAACTGATCACATCAGGTTTAACTTTGCCTGCAAACTTAAGAACAACCCAAGAAAGGTCACGTATTTCTTTTTTACGTGGTTGTCCGCCAGCAGCTTGCGAATGATGTGTGCAGTCTGGGCTTGCATGAAACCAACCGACTTGATGACCATCACAAATATCAATTGGATCTACTGCAAATACATCTTGAACATAATGCTTTGCATGGGGATGATTAGCCTCATGCATAGAAATTGCTTTTGGATTATGGTTTACAGCAACATAAACAGGCCTGTTTAACCCCATCTCTAATCCAGTGCTTGCACCACCACCGCCAGCAAAGAAATCTACGATGATTTTTTCAGAAAAATTTAAGTCGAATTGAGTTCTAAAAGAACGAGCAGCATCAACAAATGTATTCATGCTTCACCGCCTTCTTTAATCTGAATGTATGTGCTACCCAAGAAGCGAATACGATCAGCACGGCTAAGGCTTCTAATAATTTCCTCAGCATGGTTGTACGTAATACGATGCTGACGCACTAAAACCTCTTTAAATTCATCTCGCTTTACAGCTGCATTTTTAGTATCAGCTTTGATTCGCTCTAGGTTTTCTTCACACTTTTTGATTAATGCTTTAAGTGTGTGGAGAGCCGGTTCAAACCAGCTCTGGATTATTTGTTCTTGATTTGATAGATTATTCGTGTTCATTTGATCCACCTCATTTGAATGCCTAGAAGCCTGATCTCGACCATCAGGCTTTTTTAATTTCTAGAATTTGGGATTCTGGGTTTACCCCGATCTTCCCTAGTAATCCTAAACGCTCCCTTTTCTTCCTATTTTTTTCAGCTCTTTCAAGCATTAAGCTAACCTCATGATATTCACCCATAATGGCTTTCTCTAAGAGGATTACGGCTTGATGCGCATAATCTTTACCTCGGACATCCGAGATCAATCTCAAACGCTCCATCATGTCAGGGAGCATCTTCAAACGAAGATCTTCTTTTTCAAGGCTCATGAAACTCTCTTAAATGGTAGTGTTGGTTCTTGTTCAAGCAGCTTAAAAGCAGCAGCTTCAGGCACAAATTCACCCCACTGGTAAACTGCTTGACGGCTAATTTTTAAGATTTTTGCGATTTTTGGCGCATTGAACCGAGCCAAAACATCTGATGTTTTCATCTCAATTCGCATATTAATTCCTAACTTCAACTTTACTTTGTCAAGTCTACTTTACGAATAAATGTTTAGCAAGCTTTGCAAATGAAAAGTTAAGATTTCTTTACATTTTACATATGGCAATAGCCATGAGATTTACACTATGAGCACTCTACAAGAGCGAATGTCTTTAGCTATAAAACACTATGAGTCTGAAACAGGTAAAAGATTCAAGAATACTGATTTAGCTAGATTTGCAGGCGTTAGTAGAGCTAATGTCGGGCTATGGGTAAATGGGCCAACACAAGAACTTGAAGGCTCAAATTTAGTAAAAGCTGCCGAGTTTTTGGGGGTTTCTAAAGATTGGCTTGCTGGTCAAAGCAACAAAATGGATGCTACAAAAATTGATAATAATGTCTCCAAGAAAGTAGCAAAATTAGCACCTGTTCTTTCATGGGTTCAAGCTGGAACTTTTACCAATGTGCAATCAGTTGATCTATCAATGGTTGAAGAGTGGCTCCCTTTACCTGATGAATGCACTAATTGTTTTTATCTAAAAGTTCAAGGCGTTAGTAATCAACCTGACTTTCTAGAGGGTGATTACATTCTTGTTGACCCAGATGTTTACTACAGTGACATGCAATCTGGCGATATGGTTGTGGTCCGAAGATTTGAAGATGCAACTTTTAAAAAGCTTGTTATTGAGACAGATGGATCTCGTTATCTACAGGCTCTAAATCCTAAATTTGAACCAAATATCATTCCTTTGGATGAGCATTGTTATTTCGTAGGTCAAGTGGTTGACTGCATGCGATATACATATAGAGCAAAAAGAAGAACTAGACCAAATTGATAAAAAACGTGGCCCGACGCAGAATTTTAGAATTGATCGGGGAAATTATTATAGATTATTGAGGGAATTCAAATGAGTATAACTGTCTTACCTAGCACTGCATACATAACTTCTCATGAGTTAATTAGTGGTGGGGTGATGGGAGCAACAAGAAAAGCTAGTATTGAATGGGATGATGGGTCATTGCGTAAGTGCTACGTAAAGGTGTATCCAAAACAGGACAGGATAAGAAAAATATTCAATGAATTGACTGGATTTTTAATAGGTAATGCTTTGGGTATATTTCAGCCTGATAGTGCTGCCCTAATGCCATTAAACCAATTGTTTTATGCTGATTATGGGCTAAATACTGCTAATGAAGAATCTGAGACCTGGGCATGGGTTACTTCTGAATGTGGGCAAAGCGTATCTGGAATCTTTCAACTTAATAAATCCCAAGCTTCTCTAGAGAGAAATATTGAAGACACAAAAAATAAATATATTAATGCAATTTCATTAATATGTGATCAAAAAAATATTCCTCAAATAATCGCTTTTGATGATTTCATTGCAAATGATGACCGGAATATTGGAAATCTAGTGATGACAGGAAATGGCAACATGGGAGTAATAGATCATGGAGAAATTCTAGGTAGAATAGATTGGATAAAAAATCTAACTCAGCTTGACAAAAGTCAATTTTTCTTCAATAAATTGCTTTATATTCTCGATCAGCATAATGCTATTAAGCAGCAAACAACTTTTACAGTTAAAAGTAAAGCAGTAGAAGCTATTGGTGAGCACGAGCAAGCTTTTATTTCTATACAAAAGCAATTACTCACCTGGTGGAAAAATATTCTTGAAATTTCAGACATACCTGAAACTGATCATCCAAGATACTTGGATCATTTATTTGATTTTTTGCACTACCGTTGCCAACAACCTAGTGCACTATTTGCCAATCGAATAGGACTGGTGGCTTAAATGTCTTTACTTGAACGTCTATCTAAAGCAAAAACAACACCTTTATTAACTGGTGAATGGATGACAATAAAGTGGACGCCAGATCCAACAACACGCGAGTGTTTTAATCTTGGTGTTGTATTGAAAACAGAAAATGAGATTTTTGTTCGCACTATTGATGGTGATAGCTTTAATAGATTCTCATGTATGTTTGGTGAGGAGATGAAATTTCATGCCCAACGCATTACAAAACTTGCAGAATCATGGGCTAATGAAGGCTGCCTAGAATTATCAAGTCAATTGATTTTTGATAATCATGGGTTTATTCGAGGCAAAAGCGGAAGTCAGCTTATTGATCATTTATTTGATATAGCTGTTCCTTTGGGTCGTCCTATTATTGCTAAAAAAAGAAAAAACTCAGGATTTAATGCTTTTAACTTTCAACAGCTCAGTAATAGTTTATTGGATGAATTAAAGCGGCAAGATCATGATGGATTTAGCTTTAATAAACTTATACCAAGCTCTCGCTATATTGAAATCAATAATCAAAATATTCATGCTCCTTTAAGACCTGTAGATAGTGATGCTGTTGGTAATTGGGCAAGTGTTGTATTTTCTGATCCAGCAAGAATTAGAATTGATTACTTACAAGCGATCAATGATTTAAGAACAGCATCAGATCACTTAAAAAAGAAACCATATCTATTTATTTTAAAACCTGATAGCGACAATCTGGAGCACTTAACACCATATAGAATCGAACAGATCGATGAGATTGTTGACAAATTAGATAGTACATTGAAGCCACAAGGTATTGAGTTGTACAGCTCAACATCTCTAGAAGGTCTGGCAAGTGAGATATATGGGTGGGAAAAAGAAGTAGCCTAACCATTTCAATACTATACCTAACCCACCACCACGGTGGGTTTTCTTTTTTATCAAAATAAAATGTTTAGTTTAGTTTAGTTTACATTATTTTGTAAATCACACTTTACATATTTAATTTTGTAAAGTAATCTTTACCTCGTAGACTATAAAAAAGCACACCGACTCTTCTACCTTCCGATGTGCTTTTGCAAAACTGCGAGATTAATTATGAACGTAAAAGCTACCCCTTTCAACTCATTTGCATTTGTCAGCATGGCTGCTCTTGCAATCTCTGGTGGTTCTTTAGTTGCTTGCCAGCTACAACCAGCTTTCCAAACAAAACACGCACCTACTCTTTTTACACCTAAAACTCAACCAAGTACTTACGGTGTGTTAACCGCAAAAATCACAGGTAAACATTCTGGCGTTGCCGTCATCAAATTAGATAGCTTCCGTTTAAATGTGAGCTTTGATTTTGAAGCCCATCCTGACAGCTACGGCGTTCCGGGTTCTGAATTCACCGCTGTTGATATTACACAACTCACAGTAAATGAAATCACTGATGTTAATGGTAAGTCATATAACGATTTCACCGAATTTGAAGACATCCGCAACATCAATGGCCTTCTAAAAGGCTTCATCGAACGTAACAAGTTGGTGGAGGCTTAAAGATGACTAATTTCAAAAAACACCCTGACGGCTACAAGTCTTATTTGGGTCGTGATGATAAGGGCCTCTACTCTGTTCGCATTGGCTGGCAAGTGTACGCATCTAATGCTAATGGCTCAGTTCTTTACAAAGTTAAAGACGGAGTTAAGACGCCTTTAAATGTGTCTAAGTTCCAAACTGAATATCCGAAAGTTTGGAATGAACTCACACAAGAAATCGATTTTCAACGCAGAAAGCAGCTCGCTATAAAACTGCGTGAAACAAATATCCCTACTTATGACCGCAAAAACTATAAGCGTTCTCGCGGCTTCACCGGCTCTAGATGAGGATAAGAAAAATGACAACTGAAAACTCAAAAGACAACTTGCATATTTGGAATGCAGTTAAGCAAACGCCTACCAATTTTCTTAAAAAAATTGAGTTTGGTTATTTAAAAGGTAAATCAGATATTAACCCTCAATGGCGATTAATGGCTATGACTCAGGCCTTTGGTCCCGTTGGTCATGGCTGGACTTATAGACATGTACGTTTATGGTCTGAAACTGCTCCAGATGGAACCATTATGGCTTTTGCTGAAGTAGCAGTAAAAACCAAGATTGATGGTGTTTGGGGTGAGGAATTTTTCGGCAACGGCGGTTCAGCAATTGTTGAAGTTCAAAAGGGCAAATTAGTAGCGATTGATGAAGGTTATAAAAAGGCCGTTACTGATGCTCTTGGTGTAGCGTTTAAAGCTATTGGTGTGGCAGCTGATGTCTACCTCGGTAATTTTGATGGAAGTAAATATCTATACAACTATGACTATGCCTATCTAGAGCAAAATGCCTCTACCCCAGCAGGTCAAAATACAAATCAAAATAATCAGACAATCGCTCAGGGTGGTAACCAGAAGCCGCCTCGTACTCAGGACCAACTATATCAAGATGCATTAAAAGCAATTAAAGATGCACCAGACACCAACATCTTAAATGCTGCGATTAAGAAGTTTAAAGGTACTACGTATGAGGCGGGTATCAATAGAGCATGCCAAGCACGTGCCGATCAGATGGGTTGGGCACCTAAAAACAATCCTCAGCAAGTTCAGCAACAACAGTCGTTACATCACTAAAAGGAGAGCTATTTATGTCTAACTTACTAACTGCAGCTGAAGCATTTGCAGCTCTTCAAAACGGTAAAACTGTTCTATGTCGTCCAGCCGGAGACATGTTGGACTTTGCCGATTTAGATCAATTCCCCGCTTCTGTTTTTGGCAAACCGGGTTTTGAATTCTGCATCAAAATCGAAACTATTGAACTGGCTGGCATTACATTCACAAAGCCATTAACTATTGATGAGTATGAAGACGGTCAGGAAGTTTTTGTAATCAGTACATATTCACCTACGGTCTATGTTTTAGATTTCAAAACTAACGCATTAATTGATTCTATTAACAGTGGCTTCGTTCAACGTGATGCAGAAAACGCCAAGCTTCAATTAAAAGCTTTTTCAAAAGCACTCGGTATTGAAATCAACAATGATTTAAGTGTTATTCGTCTTGGTGAGGAACCTAAAAAACAGAGAGGCAAAAAATCAAAAGCTGAGCCAGTGGCAAAAGTAATACCTTCTGAAGTTTTCCCTGCAGATAAACAGCCAGCGATTGTTATTACAGAACAAACTAATGTCACAGCTTCCGAGGATCTATTAACTCCAGTATCTAATGAACTTGAATCAGATCCAGAATATCAGAAGACATTAGATACCCTTCTCCAGCGTGTTAAAGAGTCAAAAACACCAGCTGAGGTAAATGCTGTTTATCGATACACCCGTACATGGTCAGATAAACAAATGGATCCTCTACTCAAAGCTACTCACAAGCGTTTGACTGAGCTTGCAGATGAAAAGCCTGTAGAGAGTGAACCACCTTCACTAATGGTCCAGATCCAAAACGCGCCCGACCTCACAACATTGGATGCTTTGGAAATAGATGTGGCCGCACGAGATCCACAGATT